TTGTAAGGATGAATATACTTTATTAAAAACTTTTGTTGAGTGGTGGGAGAAAAATACTCCTGATGTTATTACAGGTTGGAACTCTAATTTGTTTGACATTCCTTATATGATAGGTAGGATAGAAAGAATTCTAGGTGAGGGAGAACATAAAAGATTATCTCCTTTTGGTTTAGTCAACAAGCGTCCTATTCGATTTGCTAATCGTGAGATGACAGCATACGAAATTACAGGCGTTGCACAATTAGATTATCTAGACTTATATAAGAAGTTTACTTATGTGACTCGTGAGTCCTATAAACTAGACTTTATTACACAAACAGAACTAGGACATAAAAAACTAGAATCTGGGTTTGAGACATTTAAAGAGTTTTATGAAGGTGACTGGAATAGGTTTGTTGAATATAATATTATAGATACAGTTCTTGTTGATGAGTTAGAAGATAAAATGAAACTTATTGAACTGGCTATTACAATGGCATACGATGCTAAATGTAACTTTGGAGATGTATTCTCAGCTGTTAGAACCTGGGATAGTTTGATGTATAATCATCTTTGGAATAAAAAGATTGTTATTGGCCAAGGTGGTGGTAGAAAAGATACACAGATAGAAGGTGCTTTTGTACAAGAGCCTGTCCCTGGCAGTTATGAATGGGTGGCTAGTTTCGATGCTACAAGTCTATATCCTAGTATACTAATGCAACACAATATGAGTCCTGAGACTATTGTTCCAGGTTATCAGTATGAGGTTTCAGTTGACGATCAACTTGATAGATACAAGTTAGATAAACTTAAAGAAAAGAACTATACAATGGCTGGTAATGGTTCTTGTTATACTCGTGAAAAGAAAGGACACTTTCCTGAGATAGTACAAAAGTTCTTTAATGATAGAATTAAATACAAGAAACTTATGCAGAAGGCACAGAAAGATTTCCAGGAAACTGGTGCCTTACATCACAAGAATGAGATAAGTAAATACAATAATTTTCAGATGGCTCGTAAGATTCAATTAAACAGTTTATATGGTGCCATGGCTAATCAGTATTTTAGATTCTATGATGATAGAATTGCAGAAGGCATTACAATGTCAGGACAGTTAATTATTCGTGATACTGCTAAGGCTCTCGATACATACATGAACAAAGTATGTGGCACAGATGACGAAATGTATTCTTTTTATAGTGATACAGACTCTTGCTATGTTACATGTAAGACATTGGTAGAAAACTTCTTCCCTGACAAAGACACAGATAAGGTTGTAGGATTATTAGATAAAATTGCTACAGACAAAATAGAACCTGCTATTGCTCAGGCAATGACAAAGTTAGGTAATTATACTAATGCCTTTGAACACAAAATAGACTTTAAGCGTGAGGTTATTGCAGACAAAGGTGTGTTTGTGGCTAAGAAAAGATATGCCTTAAATGTACTAGATGACGAAGGACTAAGACTAAAAGAACCTAAGTTAAAAGTTATGGGTTTAGAAATTGTGAGGTCCTCGACACCTGCTCCTATTCGAGATAGTTTGAAAGAGGCAGTTCGTCTTATTCTTACAAGTGATGAAGAACATTTACAAACATATATTGCAGAGGCACAAAAACAATTTAATACATTGCCTGTAGAAGATATTGCTTTCCCTCGAGGATGTAATAATTTACAAAAATATTCATCTACAGCAGACATTTATCAGAAAGGCACTCCTATACATGTTCGAGGATCTTTACTGTATAACAAATTATTGAAAGATAATAAATTACATTTAAAGTATGAGGCAATACAAGATGGTGATAAGATTAAATTCTTATACTTGAAAGAACCTAATAGTCTACATGAAAATACTATTGCCTTTGTAACTAAACTTCCTAAGGAGTTTGATATAAGCAAATATGTAGATTATGATTTAATTTTTCAGAAGGCATTTACTGATCCTTTAGAAAATATTTTAAAACCTTTGGGGTGGAATACAGAACCTCAAGCAACATTAGAGGATTTATTCGCATGATAATAGATGGACATTTTATAGTAAGTATGATTAAAAGTTTAATCAGAGTGGCAGCAGGAGGTTTCTTAATAGGAGGCGATCTTGTAATGGCAGGCGGTTTATTGATAGCAGCAGAACTGCTCGGAGTATTAGAGGAAATGGTTTAATGAATGAACTATTAGAATTAGATGATCTTATTTACTATGTAGGTAAATGGCACAAGGATAGAAATTTAATTGAAGGTGCAAATGATAAAGATCAATTTTGTAAATTGATACAAGAATGTGGAGAACTATCTGATAACATCTGTAAAGGTAAAGATCTTAGAGATGATGTTGGAGATATAATGGTTGTACTAATTAACATTTGCGTACGAAATAATATAACACTTGAAGAATGTCTACAGGTTGCTTATGACGACATAAAAGATCGTAAAGGCAAAATGGTAGACGGAGTATTCATAAAGGAGGAGTAATGGGCACAAGAGCTTGGTACAAAAAAGGAGTTAACTTTAGAAGGCAAGGAGCCTTGGAAAGACTTATAGTTTCTAAATTCACACCTAAAACTATTAATGGTAAGGAAAGGAATGAAAAGAACTGGACAAAGAAGAAGGAAGAACAAATCGAGATTCTCGAGTCTAGAATCAGAGGTCAGTAAAATGAAAGTTGCAATAATTGGATATGGATTTGTAGGAACTGCTACAGAGTATTTTTTAATAAACGGTTTCAAAGAAACATTTGATATTCAAATACTTGATCCTGCCAAAGGTTATAATGATATAGAATGGAAAGGTATTGAATACGCATTTATATGTGTTCCAACTAACCTAAAAGAAGATAAATTAGACGCATCTATTATAGATAATATACTAGACGATTTAGATCCTAATGTACATCCTATAATTAGAAGTACGGTAGGACCTGAACAAGCTCTGAACTTAGCTAGACGAGGTTGTATTATGATGCCAGAATTTTTGAGAGAAAGACATTGGAAAGAAGATGTAATGAATCCTAATATAGATTTAATTGTAGGAGCCTGGTGGAATGATAATTTTGTAGATCTAATGTCTAACAACACTATAGGAAAGATGGTAAAACATGTAACTCCTATGGAAGCGTCTATGATGAAAATGATGCGAAACGCTGCACTAGCAGTTAAGGTAGGTCTAGCAAATGAGTTTAATGATATATGTAAGTCAATGGATATTGATTATAAAGTACTACAAGAGTTTTTAGAATCTGATGAAAACCTAGGAGGAACCCATTGGGCTGTTCCAGGACCAGATGAAAAGGTAGGTTTTGGTGGAACATGTCTCCCTAAGGACTTGACTCATGCTTCTGCTTTATCATATAATACGCATAACATAATGAATACAGCCCTTGAGGCGAATAAAGATAGGAGAAATAATGAGTAAATTATTAGAAAGGATAAAAAAGAATTCCTCAATACGAGAAACAAATATCCTAACAGAAAGTAAATTCTTTGGAGAAAAGGATTTAATACAAACCTCGGTACCAGCAGTTAATGTTGCATTGAGTGGAAAATTAGATGGTGGACTAACACCTGGACTAACAGTATTTGCAGGTCCTAGTAAACATTTTAAAACAGCATTCGCTATGCTATTAATAAAAGCATTCCAAGAGAAATATGAAGATGGTGTTGTATTGTTTTATGACTCAGAGTTTGGAGCACCTCAATCTTACTTTGAAACATTTGATATTGATACAGGCAAAGTAATACATACACCTATCTCAGATATTGAACAACTTAAACATGATATAATGCAACAGTTAAATGGTGTTGAAAGAGACGATCATCTAATGATTGTTGTTGACTCTGTTGGTAACTTAGCTTCTAAGAAAGAAGTAGAAGATGCTTTAGAAGGTAAAAGTGTTGCTGACATGACAAGAGCTAAACAAATGAAATCTTTATTTAGAATGGTAACTCCTCACCTAACTATTAAAGATATTCCAGCTATTGTAGTTAACCATACATATAAAGAGATAGGATTGTTTCCTAAAGATGTTGTTAGTGGTGGTACAGGAATTTATTACTCAGCAGATAATATTTTTATTATTGGTAGACGACAACAAAAGACAGGAACAGAAGTTACAGGTTATGAATTTGTAATTA